AAAAGAACTTGCAGATAAACTTGGTGTTGTATTAAATGAAAGTATATTAGACGCACATTCTAGTATGGCTTTATCAATTTATAGTCCAAGTAATTTAGCTGATCTTTTGACAGATGAGGTTGAACAAACTAGAGATGAAAAAATTGCAATAGCTAAACAATTACTCCGAGAACAACAAAATAATTTAAATTAGTTATTGACAACTATGGGACAATCCTATAAGATTGTCCCATAAACAAATAGAAAGGTATAATTATGTTACAAGCAATATATTTCGCATTACACTTTGCGATGATTTTTTTAGGTGTAGTTTTAGCAATTCACTTTGACTTTTGGTTAGGCTTTGCGATTGCAACTACATTCACAGTTAAATGGTTTTTTATGTTTCCACATGTTGAGGGCAGACGATGAGCAACTTTAATTGGTGTCATGGACCAAAGTGCCATGAAAAACATACTGTTGATAGAGTGCGAGGTGTTAAGGGCTCTAAGGTTTTAAGAACTCGTAAGGTACCACAGAATAAATGGAACTCGAATACATTTTGGCGTTTCTTTTGTAGTCAGACTTGCATGCATGATTTTGTGACTTATCATTGTGCCGAGTTTATCGAGGAAAGATATCCGAGGACCGAGGCTCTTGAAACACCTATTCATGATCCAAAGAAAACACCGCATAGCAATATGTATTATAATTGGAATGATTGGGATATAACAGTTGACGAAACAAGGAAGACATGATAGGATTATCCTATTAACAGAAAGGAAAACATGTCAACAGAAAGAACAGAAGAAAGAAGAAACAGATTTAACGGCGAGTCTGTTATGCTAACAAAAGAAGAGGCAATCAAACATGATAGAATATTTATCAATGAATTAGCCGCAACGTTAGAGGATAAAGAATTAGGCTACGGCGCTTCTAAACTTTGGGATAAGGTACGAGCCGATCTTGATTGGTTTAGAAAGCATAATGCGTCAGCCTATATGGTCCTATTGGACTAGCCTTTCTGACACGCTCGCGCACAGGTTGTGCGCGGGCACATAGAGGTACCACACCGGTTTACAATTTTACAAAATTTTTAAAAAACGTTTTTTTATTTACAAACTAGGGGTCCCAGAGCAAACAGTTTATGCTAGGTTTTTTAAATAGATAATGGTAAAATACTTTTTAAGTTTTCAAAATACTTGTAAAAAAATTTTGCGGAAAAATTTTTATGAATGAAAAATTTATACAGAACTTAGATAAACTACCTGCTGACGTTAGAAGAGAATTTGCTTTGCTAGCAAATCGTTATGGCGAAAAGAAAAAACAAGATACAATACAAACTGATTTCTTGTCTTTCGTAAAACACGTCTGGCCAGATTTTATAGAAGG